TGTTTATGTAAGATTGGTTTATATTTAGATTTGATTATACCTAGTGGAGTATCTGTATCGGTTCTAACCAATTTTCTACCCATTTCAGTAGGTATCCCCTCAATATCTTGAATATCTATTGAGAAGTTTATTTTTTCCATTTCTTCTTCAAATAATTTAGTATTTAACATTTGTTTCTCCCGTTTTAAGTTAAATGAAAAGAGGTAGCTCTATGCTACCCCTGCTAGTTTAAATAATTTACTGTGTTTGTATTCGATATGGTAATGCCAAGCTAAATGGTCACCACCATATTGAAAGTCAGGCTCTAACTCATCTGCTTCAATTATCCACTTAATTGCAGTTCTGTAATTCTTAGCACCTAACTTGCAAACTCTTTTAATTCTCTCAGCAAGCATTGAAGCATTGTCTTTTTTAGTTTGAATTTCTTCAGCTTGGTTTTTAACCATATCATCAATAAGGTTATCCCAAATTGCTTGTTTGGCATCTTGGTCTGAAATTTCCCAATAAAACCAAAATTTCTCACGAGGTCTAAAACCCCAAGCATCTTTGTGTAAATCTGATACAAGTTCGTCTGAGTAAGTATATTTTGTCATTTGTTTTCTCCCATAAAAATTAAATGATGAATACATAGTAATTTCTATAATTATAAAAGTCAACACATAAAAGGTATTTTTTTTACAATTATAGAAATATTTTATTTTAAGATTTAAAATTATAATCTTTCTCAATAATCCCAAGGTCTGCATTTCCTGCAATACAAGATTTAATCCATATCTTTCTTTTGATAGTGCCATCAATATCTCGTAGTCTTCGGTAATGTCCACGTCTTGTATGTTGTCTCTTTGGATTACCTTTACCTTGAAATCTTGTCTTGTAGACCTTTCTAACCTTGTTGGTAGATAAATCTATATCAAGTACTTTATATTCATTTCTAGGTACTCTTTTACCTAATTTGGTATGGATTATCTTTTCATCTGGTTGCACAACTTCTTGAGTATGCAAACTCTGATTTAATAAAGAAAATAAAGATATTAAAAATCTTGTATCGCCTTCAGTAGAAGTTACAAGATTATTTTCGTGTGCTTGTATTTCTTCTGTTGTATATCCCTCTTTGAATTTCCAAGATGGTACAGACCAATGCATTGATGCAGATTGTGCAATAGATAATCTATAACAAATATCTTTAAGACAATTAAATTCGTGAGATTTATTATATTTAACCATTTTTAATAAATGATTATATTGGTCGTCATGTGATGTCATTGTTGATTTAAGAATAAACTTTTCTGGGCAATGTTTCATAAAATACCAACCTCCCAAGAATTTTGCACCTATCGCCAATGCCTTGACCTTAAATTGTTCTGGGTCTTGTATTCTGCTACCTTTTGGTAATTCATCAAGAAGTTCAACCTTTGCAAATTCATCTTCAAAGTTTGGTTCTTCTTCAAGAATAATCTGGCACATTGTTGGAGAATAAAATTTTCCACCTACATGTTTTGAAAAATCTGAATCATTACCTTTTTCAACATAGAACCAAGACTCATATAGAAAATAACTATCGTCTAATATATCAGTGAATTTTGATATATGATAACCAACTCTTTCTGGGTGTTCATCTTTTAAATGAAAGTGAAATTCAGATTTATCCCAATAAGATTTCATATATTGTTGTCTTGCTTCTTCGTCCCATTCAATCCAAAGATTATCAAAAGGCATTTTCATGTCTTCTAACATCTCAAGTAAAATTGATGGTTTCTGTAAAGATATATTAAAGGCATTTTCTACCAATTTGGGATTGATGACAAATTTTTGTGCATCTACAAATGCCTTTTGTTTTTGTCTTATCATATCGTCGGCAATATTGCCTCCTTGATAGAGGGCGATTGCTCTTTTAGGTTGTGTAAACCCAGATAAAATTTCTGAACAAAGAATTGGTTTAGACATTATATTTCTCCCAATGTAAATCCCACATTTCTTTTACCTTTTCATCAAGACCAGAAGATGGGATAAAATTATAATTTATTGCCCTTGTTTCTTCTGCCTTAAATTGTGCTTCTTGTAATGTATCAGAGTTTTTAATTATTTCTGGTACATCTATATCTATAAATTTATCTTCTAAATCTAATATATATGAACTCATACCCATTATATTTCTCCCTTTAATTTTCTATTTAATTCATCAATGTGTGAAGGTATTTCTTTTTCAAAATCTTTTACGATTGATTGTTTTTCATCAATCATGTTTTGAATAAGAGATTGAATTGTTGAAGTTGAAAATAAACCAACTGATTCTTTGATATCTGTTAGTTTTTCTATATCGTTAAGAATATCATTCATTTTAATATCCTTTCACGAAATCAATTTTGATATTATTATTATGGATTTTTTGAAGTCGTTCTAATTCTTTGACATCAGAATTTAAATTCCAAAATTCAATATCGCCATCTGGATAGGTTAATTTAATATATGTATTAAGATTTTTATCATTCATCGTTTTCTCCCATGAAATGTTAATGAATGATTCTATTGGTAAATTGTAACTAGTACCAGTCAACCTATTTTTTTATATTTATAAAAACTTTTTTTACGTTAACCAAATCTGCATATCTGCCATAATTTGCAGTTATACCACTAGGTATTTTTACATCATACTCATCATGTATATTTAATGAATTTACAAAATATTCATAATGAGATTGTTTCTTTACAGACCGAACTCCAACCTCAGATTCGTACTCTGCAACGGCTATAGGGCAGTCTTCAAAAAATTCTTCATCATTATTGTCTTTTTTTGTTGACATCTACAACCCTTACTAGAGTTAAAAAAAGCTGAAATCATTTTTTTTGTATAATCATACCCTAGACCACAAACCAACTGGTACGACGTTTATAGTTTGATAGCTCTAAGGTTCGCTTCTTGTGTTCTCCAAGTTTCTATTTTGACCATAGCACTTTCTCTACGGTATCTATTTTTTTCATCACGTTCAATAGCAATCTTAACTGCTTTTAAATGGTCTTGATATTCTTGACTTGCATATGCCTCTCTTTCTTGAGCAGAGATTGGCAAATCAATATGTTTACTCATTAGAATTGCTTTTAATGATTTAGAAAATGCCTCTAAGTAAACTCTTGTTGCTTTTGCTTCAGCACAAAGACCTGCCGAATCACGTAACCAAGCAACTGCCTTATGTATTTCTTCTTCATCAATTTTTTGCATTGAATTTCTCCCAGTATTTTTTTGCTGTATCTCTGCCAAAATCTTCAGATAATCTAAATAACAACCAAAATAAATCTTCGTTACCAAAACTATCATGAAGTTGTGCATGATGTGCATAGCAAAGTGGAACAGCATTATTATCACTTGACCTCATTCCCATACCTCTACTTCCCTCATATGGTTTCAGTAGATGATGGGCTTGGATATTACCATTACACGGATATGTAGAAAATGAGGATAAACAACATTCTTGATTAGAAAGATATTCTAAAAATTTTTTGCTCTTTATCCTCTGAATTTTAAAGTTTGGCATTAATTATTAACTAACTCATATTCTGCAAATGTTTTGCCATTTACTGTTTTAAAATTAGTTATAATTGATAAACCTTCTTTTCTTAATGTAAAGATAATTGCACTAAGTCTAAAACAACCATACTGATTTAATGCATCAATAGGTGTTATTTTTTTTCCATCTTCAAGATGTGCCTTGATATTATCATATTGTGTTTGTTTCTTCATTGTTCGCTCCCTTTTACCAATCAATATCTTCAAGTGCAGATGTATCAACATCTTTTCTTATGTCTGGGTTTTCTTGTTTGGTTTCATAACCAGTATTATCTGAAAAATCCCTAAGTCTAAGAGATATATATTTATTACCTCTTTCGCTCTGTTCTTTCCAACCAGATATAATCATGGCACCTTTATCAACCAAAGCATTTACCACACCCTTTGCATAAGGGTCTTTTTCATTTACTTGGTCTGCTTTTTTCAAAGTTCCCATGGCTCTGTATAATTCAACAATTTCTTCGCCCTTTTGATTAAGACGTTTTATACCAATAACTCTTAATTGGTCGCCATTGATATTAATTTTACCTTGTTGAATTAATTTCCAATCGGGTTCACCATCTGTTGATGATATGTTAAATAAAACCCCACGATTGGTTTCGTCATATTTTTTTGTGTTATCCATTTTTTCCTCCCTTATCAGATACACCAGAAGCAGAATTCCCATCGTCGTCTTGACCAAGACCAAATAATGCCTGTAAACCATACCTCTTTGCATATGTTATGGCAGAACCCATTTTTTGTGGGTTATCTTTTTCAACATTATTTATTAAAACAGGTACATCACATTCAATGGTCTTATCGTCATGTATATGATAAATGGTTGTTCTTACCCAAATATCTCTTGTAACAGTTTGACCACCTGTTTGTTTGGTAGAACCATCTTTAAATGTATCTGTTATTTGTTTATCAAGTATTAAATTTTTATAATGAACTTGTTGTGTAAAACACAGTCCATATTGAGCACCTTGATTACAAGCATCAATGACGGCAGTTAAATCAGCATATGTACTTTTGAAATAAGTATTATGTGTACCTTTTAATGCAGTAATATTTAATTCTTGAAATTTATTTAGAGCTTCAACCAGTGTTTTGGTTTGTTCGCCTTTAGGTTTTATATTTACTTCTTTTGGTCTACCACCGATTGCAATACCAGATGCACCAGTAATAGGTATTTGTTTTTCTTGGTTCATTTATAACTCCATTGTTTTATTTTGTTTCTTGATTGCTCTTTATAGTATTCACTCCAAGTCCACGAATCATAATTAGGGTGGATAATTGAAGCTAATTCCTCTTTATCGTCACTGATAGCAAGGAATTTCATTAACCCAAAAGCTACTGATTTGATTTGCTTTTGATGGTATTTTATTTCTTCGTTATCTATTACAAACTTTGAATATGCTTTTGGTGAGGCATAAACGACATTACATTGATGTTCTGGGTAAGCCATGTGATATAATGCCATTTGTCTTTTATTCGCATCAGAGGCTTTAGAAGGCATTCTTGCTGTAGTTTTTAAATCAACTATGGTATCTTCAAATAGAAAATCTATGTAACCAATTAGTGGAACTGGTAAATCTTCTAATGTTATTTCTATTTTCTTTTGGTAATATATCAAATTTGAATAATCAAAATGTTTATTTAATATATTTGAATATTCTTTTAATTGTTCTTTTTCTTTACATCTTCTATCGTCTTCTACATCAATCAAATCGTCTTGGCATAATTGATTAAATTTTTGTTCAACCATATCAACGTCTATTTCCCATGCATCTTCTGTATATTTTAATGCAAGACCAAACTCTGTTGCAGTTCCCCTATGCATAGATGCAGAGCCTCTATCTCTAATGCCAAATAATTTGTCGGCAATAAATCTTGCAGGGTCTGTTAACCAAGTATTTATAGAACTATGTGATAAATGAGTGATGCCATGAGTGGCAAATGGATTGTTACTTTTCATCTTTACCTCGTTCTTCGTTCTTCGTTCAATTTACATAGTATAGATTAATTTCAAGAAGTAAACCTTTTTTGTGTTTACATAATAATTTTTTTATTTTAAAAGGTATTAATGAGATTAAAAGATTATATAAAAATGAATGGTTATAACTATAAGAGTTTCGCTAAAGAATTAGATACTCATTATAGAAATATAGAGTCATGGGCTAAAGGCGATAGAATGCCAAGATGGGCTGAGGCAGAGAAGTTATTTATATTTACTAATAATCAAGTAACAGGGACAGACCTTTATGCGGAACAAATACAACGCAAAAAAGCAATTCTACAAAGGAATAAGGTTTGATTCAAAAAAAGAACTAGACAGATATTTAATTTTAGAACAGATGCAAATAAAAAAATATATATCAAATTTAGAAGTCCACCCAGCATTTCCATTGATTGTGAATGGTGTAAAGATTGGACGATATACTGCTGATTTTAAATATATAAATAATCAAGGCATTGAAATAATTGAAGATGTAAAATCAAAGATAACAAGAACAAGAGATTATATTTTAAGAAAGAAGATATTAGCAACATATAAACCACCAATTATTATTACGGAGATACTATGAGTTGGTCAGCATTAGATTGGGCATCAAAACAAAAAACTGGAAATGGTACCAATAAACTTGTTTTGATATCTCTTGCCAATTATGCTGATGACAAAAATACCTGTTTCCCAAGTTTTAAAACCCTTATTTCAATTACTGAAATGAGTAGGTCTACAATAATAAGAGCATTAAAAAACCTTGAACAATTAGGACTTATACAAATTCAAGAACGATTTGCCGATATCAATGATAGTAAAAGGCAAACATCTAATTTATATACTTTGATGGTAGGGTATCAGACTGAAACCCACCCTGTTCAATTTGATACCCCCCCTAGTATCACTATGAAACCCCAATTAACCAATAATAATAAACCATTAAAGTACGAAACAGAATTTGTAGAATTATGGAATGAATATCCAAGAAAAGATGGTTCTAAGAAAAAGGCACACGATTTATGGCAAAAACTTACAACAGAACCAAATATAGTAATTATAAAAAAAGAGTTATTTGAAAAGGTTCAAAAATATAATAAGGTAAATAAAAACAAAGACATACGTTATATACCACATTTAACAACATGGCTTAATCAGAGGAGATGGGAGACCCTAGAAGAAAATAAAGAAGAACGAATAAACTTAAACCAATTAGTTGGTTAATACAGGGAGAAAACAACAATGAATATTCACGAACAATTAATAAATGAAGGCATAAGAGTCAACTCACAACAAGAACAACAAAAAGTGATTTGCCCTAAATGCTCACATACAAGAAATAAAAACAGAAATGAACCTTGTTTATCTGTAAATCTTCATCAAGATATGGCTTTATGGCATTGCCATCATTGTGAATGGAAAGGGTCAGTTCACGAAAACATAATAAAACCAAATAACTTTTCTAAATTTAAAAGAAAAGAAAATGTAATGCCCTTTGTGCCAAAAACACAAACATTATCAGATGAGGCATATGCTTGGTTAATAAAAAGACAGATAGACCCAACAACTATTACAGAAATGAAGTTATACTCACAAAATGGTAAACTTTGTTTTCCCTATTATCTTGATGGTAAAATAGTAAATATAAAACATAGAAGTAAAGATAAACGTTTTCATCAAGAAAAAGATGCTATGAAATGTTTATATAATGTAGACAATCTCAAAAAGGTCTGGGAAGAAAACCCTGAAGCAAAAAAGAGAGTGATATTTGTAGAAGGCGAGATGGATGTCCTCTCATTAATGCAGATAGGCATTAGAGATGTTGTAAGTTTACCAGATGGTGCACCTAAAACACCTAAATTTGATTTGAAAGATAGACGATTTACTGCTTTTGAGGAGACTGAATGGATATGGAATGCTGAAGAGGTAATCATAGCCACAGATAATGATGATGCAGGAAAGGCTCTTGGACTTGAGTTGATACATAGGTTTGGTCGTGATATCTGTAAAGTTGTTGATTTTCCTACATATAAAGATAGTACAGATGATAAAGAAAAGCAAATCAAAGATGCCAACGACTGTCTTGTCATGTATGGCGAAGACACACTTGGTATGGTTATAGCCAATGCTAAAGAATTTCCAATAGAAGATTTACATTCTGCCATAGATTATAGAGACCAAATACAAAATATGTATGATGGCAATACCCAAAAAGCTATCTCAACAGGTTTTGAAAAATTAGATGAAATATATAAGATTATGCCAACCACATTTAATCTTATTACAGGCATTCCCAATCATGGAAAATCTAATTTTCTTGACCAAATACTCATGAATTTGGCAGAACAACAACATTGGCGATTTCTTATATATTCACCAGAACATTCAACACCAAATCATATAAGAAGATTATTAGAGAAAAGATGCAGAAAACCTTTTGATATTGGAGTTTATGAAAGAATAAGCCAAGAACAATTAAATGCAGGTGTTGATTTCTTAAATACACATTTTAAATTCCTTGAGGCAAAAGATGATATCCCAACGATTGATTATATTTTAGATAAGGCAAAAGCATCTAAACAACGATTTGGCATAAGAGGTTTGGTTATAGACCCATTCAATCAAGTAAGTTCAAATAGAGATGCACATAAAAGAGAAGATGAACATATAAGAGATGTTATTGCCAAATGCCAACAGTTTGCAAGAAACCATGATATGTGGGTATGTATGGTTGCACACCCTCATAAATTACATAGAAATGATGCAGGAGTTATACCTCCACCAGATTTATATCAAGTAAGTGGTTCAGCACATTGGGCTAATATGGCTGATACTGCATTGGTAATACATAGAGATTTTGAAAATAATCAAACAAAAGTAATTACTAAAAAGATAAGAGAACAAGGTGTATATGGCGAAATAGGTCAAAGAGAGTTCTTTTTTAATTATAAAACCAGATGTTATGAGCAGACCTATGGTTGATATATTAATTGATAATGGTTTGACACCAGAACAACAAGAAGTCTTAGATGAGGCATACGAAGCATTGATGTCTGAAGTTAAGATTATAAATTATGCATTGTATGAGAAGTTAAAAGCAAACGAACTTTCTTTAAAAGATGTTTATAAATTAAGAAGAAGCAAAGAAGAAACAAAACATATTAGAATAGAAGATGGGCAATACAGCTTATTATAATTAGTAAAAACAAAGGCTTAAAGCAAAAACATGGAGTAAAAGATGAAAGTAGAAATGGTTGAAATAGATAAAATAAAGCCATACGAAAACAATCCTCGTAAAAATCAAAATGCAGAAAAGATTGCAAAGTCTTTAGAGAAATATGGTTGGAGGCAACCTATCGTTGTAGATAAAGACTATGTAGTGATTGTTGGTCATACAAGATTAATGGGTGCAGAACATCTTAAAATGAAAAAAGTACCAGTTCATGTTGCCCATGATATGAAAGAAGACCAAGTAAAAGCATATAGAATTGCAGATAATAGATTATCAGAAGATAGCACTTGGGATTATGAATTACTTAAATTTGAAATGGATATGTTAAACGATATTGGTTTTGACCTAGATAATCTTGGCTTTGAACAACAAGAATTAGAAACCATTGTTTTTCAGCCAGACCATAATTCACGAGAATGGCTTGATACAGAGGAACATTGGCAAGATATGCCATCTTTTGACCACGAAGACCAATCGCCATATAAATCATTAACAGTCAATTTTGTTAATAAAGAATCTATGGATAAGTTCTTTCAGTTAATCAAACAAGATTATACAGATAAAACAAAGTTTATTTGGTACCCAAAGATAGAAAAGAATGTAATTAAGGATAAGGCATTTGGCAGTTAAAAACCAATTCCCAATATATATTCCATCTAAGGGCAGAGCAGATAGTAGATTAACTATCAAGGCATTAGAAGAAATGGGTGTTCCTTACACAGTAGTTGTAGAAGAACAAGAGTACTCAGAGTATGCGAAGGTGGTGCCGAAGAAGAATATACTGGTGTTAGATAAGACATATCAAGACGATTACGATACTTGTGACGATTTAGGCGATAAAAAATCTAAGGGACCCGGACCTGCTCGTAACTTTATATGGCAACATTCAATAGATAGAGGTTACAAATGGCATTGGGTTATGGACGATAACATCAAATGCTTTAGAAGATGGCAAAATAACCTTGAGATAAAATGTATAGATGGCACACCATTCAAAGTCATGGAAGATTTTGTACTCAGATATAAAAATGTTGGAATGGCAGGACCTAATTATACATTCTTTGTTATAGATAAATGGGCACATCAATATGGACCATTCACAGTCAACACTAGGATATACTCATGTAATCTAATTAGAAATGATTTACCTTTACCAGATAGATGGAGGGGTAGATATAACGAAGATACAGATTTGTCTTTGCGAATACTGAAGAAAGGTTGGTGTACAATACAATTTAATGTTTTCTTACAAGAGAAAGCGAATACACAAACACTCAAGGGTGGTAATACAGATGAGTTCTATGCAGAAGAAGGCACTATCCCTAAATCAAATATGCAAATGCGATTACACCCAGATGTTACAAAGCTTGTATGGAGATATGGCAGACACCATCATTATGTTAACTACAATAAATTCAAAAGAGAAAACAAATTAATATTTCGTGAAGATTATAAACCTAAAAAAGGTGTTAATAATTACGGAATGAAGTTAAAAAAAGTTGAATAATAAATAATTTTCGTGGTATTTAAAAAAAGATGAATGAAATTACACCAATAAAAACAACAAAAAAGGCAAAAACAACCAAGAATAAAGTTGGAAGACCTAAGATTGATTTAAATCTTGATGAGTTAGAAAGACTTTCAAGGTTAAATTGTACTATGCCAGAGATATCAGCATATTTTGATATACCTTTACGAACATTAGAAGATAAATTCACAAATGAGCCAGAAGTTAGATGGGCGATAGAGAAAGGTAGAGCAACTGGTAAGTTATCATTACGAAGAAAACAAATACAGATAATGGAAGAAACCAATAATTCAACAATGGCGATATGGCTAGGTAAACAGATACTTGGGCAAACAGATAAACAAGAAATAGTGCAAGACATTAACATTGAAGAAAGAAAGGTGCTAGACATTAGCAGATTAAGCAATGATGACCTCGACTATCTTGAAAGAA